ACTCTTTGTAACCGCCTGCAGCCATTAGAAGTCCCTCCACTGCGTTGAATCGTAATAAGTCAAAGTATCTGTGTCCTTCAGAAACGCGAACATGCCCTCGCTAGGTGAAGTGATTGCAGCCTCACGCGCAGCTGTCCCAGCAAACACCATAATCTGCTGCTCCATCATGTAAGTATTCACTTCGCTCGCCAGTAACACCTGACCATTCTGAAAAAGCTTGAACCCTGCACCAGCCAAAATCCATGCCTCCTAGAAACCCAAAACGCCTGGAGCGTCTGTTCCTATTGTACCGAACTCCGCATCCCCAATAACGAACAACGAAGTCTGCAACGAACCCAAACCGAACGTGATGAAATGCTCATCCGGTGTCACCTCATGGGCAATCGAAATCAGTTGCCCATAACGTTCAATCTGTGACCCCACCGGAGGATTACCAGGTGTAATCTTCACCTGCAACACGTCACCAATCTCCAGGCCGAAGACTGTTGTGCGCTGTGCCGAGGAAATGTTGTCAACGTCAACACGGATCTGCTGGAACCGAAGCTGAGGCTCCTTGAACCTCGACAACAGAAGCTCCGCCAAACCCTCCACCGTGTCAGCATCATCAATGAGCGTATCCACCGAGATAGCAGCAATCCCGTAACGAGTCTGCGACAACGCATCATTTGCAACAGCCGTCGAGCTGGGTGAAGTCACCGTCACCTGGTTGTGCAACTGCTCCGTACCATAATCGAGCGCTGCAGGAGCAAACGGAATACCAGACCCGTCATCAGCGAACACCGTAACGTTATCCACTGTCGGAGTTGTGAGCCGGTCACGGAAAGCAACCCGCCCCAACTTGTCAATGAAGAACAGCCCTCCCTCAGACTGTTCCACCTTCTGCAAATAGGCGAGCACGTTCCCATCGAACACGTCAGTACCAAGCTGACTGTTCCCCGCATCAATGTCACGATCCGCAACAGGCCAATCCACAGAAGCCTGCGAGAGCACCGCATTCACGCGGGCACCCGTCAACTGTGCTATGGCCGTGCCAGGAGTCAAATCTTGTTGCGCAAAAAACGTGAGCCCATCCGCAGCCTGCAACGATGCCAACTGTCTGCCGTTCGGCTCGAAACTGAAGTTCCAGTCAGTAATCTTGCCAACATATTGCACAGCGGAGCCAGGAGAAAGAACGCGAATGTCACGCCTCGGCACAATGTTTCCAGCGAACGGGCTCGAAGTGTAGAGCGGGTCGAAAGCCCTATCCTCGTTGTTCAGCTCGACAGACAACACACCAGCGTTGAACCGGTCAAGGTCACGGTTCTTCCCACGCCCAATCGACACAGACCGGACACGATCCGTAATGTCCTCGAAGCTCACCCCACCAATCGTGAACTCCGTCGAACCGATAACACCCGCCACAGGGTCGTCAAGGGTGAAAGCTTTGCTCAGCCCAAGCTCAACAGATAACGCCATTACGCCCTCGCAAACACAGGGCCAGAAGTCCGCTCATACTTGCGAATTGCATTGACAATGGATTCTCCGATTTGCGCCCCGTTGCCAGAACCCATACCCGTATTCACATTGATAACAATCGAAGCCCCACCACCACGCCCCAACTGGTCATTCGGCACAATGTTCCCACCACGACCAGGCATGAAAAGCTCCGGCCCCATCTCCCCAACAAGGTAAGGCATACCACCCGTAACACGACCACCAGCAGCACGCCCTTGCGTTAGCCCCTGCCTCAACGCTTCACCACGAACACCAGAAAACCCGCCACTCTCCCTGAACCTGTTGAACGCCTCAATGGCTGCGTCGAACGCGTCAGCAATACCACGAGCCAAACGACGCACCTGATCCATCGGGTTGATAAGTCTGCTCAAAAAACCAAGGAACGACGGCTCTGAAGCTTCGAACTCCCCAAAGAGACCAATAATCTCAGCCAAGAAGAAATCAATACCGTCAAGAATGCGAAGCAAATCCGCAAGCAACGGAATCACATTCTTCAACGTGCCCTCCAACAACGGGGCCAGTTTTGCAGCCAACTCGCCCACATTGAACACCAGGCCGGGAAGCACCGCACCAATCTCATTGAAAATCGTTTTCACATTACCGATGAAGGATAGGAACTCGGGGTTCTCCCCCAGTTCACCAATCTTGTCCAACAAGCCCTGCAACAGTGACGTGTCAGCGTCAATCTCCAGAAAGTCTTTCAGCCCCTCGCTCACGTCACTGAAGAACGTGAGAATGCCGTCAATCGTCGGCTGAAGTTCACGAATCATTCGAGGAAAGTCCTCCTCAAAGAAAATTGTGAGCGGTGGCACAACCTCATTGATAAAGAACGTTGCAAACTTCTCAAACGCTGGAGCCAAAGCCTCACCCAACGCATCCTGAATCTGCCCAAACGCCAACTCAATCTTCGCCGAACTCAACGCGGCAGCCTCAGCCGCCCCACCATACTGCGACTCCACCTCAGCAAGAACAATCTCCTGAGCCCCCAACAAATCCCCAGACTCCTGCAACACGCGAATCTGCTCACGTTGCTGCTCCGTGAACGTCGTACCCGCACGAGCCAAAGCCGTAACACCCTTGATCGGGTTCTCCAACGCCTTACCCAACTGAACCGCTGAACCACGAGCATCAGTTTTCAACACCGCAGCCATATCGAACGCGGCCTTCGTGGCACGGTCAAACACGCCACCAACCTCGTCACCACTCTGCCCCACCGCCTTGAACGACAGAAGCAACGCCTGAGTTTCCTTGATAAGCTCAGCCTCCACACCGATAACAAGTTCGTGCGAATCCGCAAACTTGAGCATCCGGTCAGTGGCAGCATCCACATCCTTACCGAACACACCCGTAGTCTGAGCGACCTGCTCCAGAATCCTATTGAACTGTCCAGCCCGCTCCGCAGCAAGCACCGACTCCATACCAAAGTTCACGATCCCGCGAACAGCGAAAGCACCCGCCACGAGCGTACCGATACCGAGCAAAGACTTGCCGAACCCCTTCAGGGCACCCTGCGCTTGCTTTATACCAGTCGGGTCAAACTTGGAAATGACCGGAATGTCAATTGAACCGCGACTCATCGAATCCTCCTGTTGACCAGTTCCACATACTTCTCAATCACGCGACGAGCGACCTGCACAACCTCGTCAGAATCCTTCTTAGCCTCGGGGATAATGAAACGCCCCAACCCACCAATCACCGGGAACTTCGCGTTCAACGCCCGCACCATCCCAGCACCCTGCGGAGAACGACCCCGCTCAGCCAACTCGAAAATGTTGAAACCGGCAGTCTTAGCCCGCCCACGAAAACTCATTGACACCACAGGATAAAACCCAGGCTTCTTGGCCCGTTTGCCCAACGGTGTTTTCACTGAAGCCAACGGGGTTTGATAGGTGTAACGCTTACTCGACGCCGAACCCTTCGCAAACCCTGACAACGGTGACGACGGTGGGGCTGCAGCTTTCAAGCTGTTAGCAAAGGGTTTCAGCTTCTCCCGCATCTCCTTCTGCAACGTCGAACGAAGCTTCGGATCAACCTGTTTCAGCTCACGCAACAACACGCTCAAATCGGCGGCTTTGACGGTGAACTGGGCTGGCATAATACCTCTATTCTACCGGCGACCTCGCTTGCCACTCTGGGCTTGCGCCCTAGCAATCAGATACCGTTCAATGGTCCACAACATGCGGGGCTCCAGTTGCATCAGCTCACGAGGACTAATCCCCGTTTCCACAGCCAGGGCTGCAATCTCCCAGTGAAGGCTAGAATCACCTAGCCCTTCTATTTTTTTGCAGCACCCTCATTGACCATCGCAACCGATTCAGTCCACTTCTCAAACTCATCCGTGGTCTGACCGGTTCGCTTGAACGCGTGCCATGCAAGATAAAACATGTGCGTCAAACGAATCTCGGCCTGCAACCGTGCCACACTCAAATCGAAGTGTGACTCGAAAGCAATCAGGTCAGCAGCAATAGCCGTGCATTCAGCACTTGAACCATCCAGGAACTCAACTCGTAGGTTTATCGGGTTCATGGTTACGCTGTAGCCCTGGCAATGGTTCCGTCAGCGAGAGGCCATGAAACGCTGAGCGTTGCAAGGTCACCCACAGAAGAAGCGTAGGGCTGGTACTCGGTCACGAGGAACACACCGCTATAAGCAGGGTTCGTTGCTGCAGTCGCCCCAGAGGTGGGTGCAATCACAACAGTCGCGTTGGATCCGAGCAAAGGCCACAGGGTTGCGTCAACCGAAGCAGCACCGAAGTCCTGGTGGAAGTCAAGCGAAAGGCTTGCATCCTTCAGACCGCTGATGCGCTGAACGAAAGTGTCACCGAACGCGGTCACTTCCTGCTCAGCAGCTGACACGTCAAGGGTTGCTGCAGCCAAGCTTGAGCTGAAGTCAGTCCCATTGATTGTGATTCTGTAATCAGTAGCAACAAACTTTGCCACAATTTCTCCTTAGTCCGCGTAGACAATGACAGCGAAATCCGCTGACAAATACGTTATATCTCCAATTGTAATGGAGGTGATGTTAGTCATCTCCCCCACCCTCGTATCGAAAGCGTTTCCATCGAGGGTCTTGTCTGACTCGATAGCGGTCTTGATAGATCTCCCGCCACCGTCATCAATCAGCTGATCCATAGACCGTTGCGCTGCGCTTGTCGCCACCCTGCCGAAGATAACCGTCACAACAAAGTTGTACTCGGTGAGGCCACGTTGGAACGCTTGGTCGTAGGACACGCTCTGCAACTGCACAACCGCCGCAGGCATCATAGGGTTATCAGGAATGTCAGCGTAAGTGCGAATCCCTGAAATTGTGCCCAGGTTCTCTGCCAGGGCTGTACGCATACCGGTTACGGTCA